ACTAGCATCACCAATAACTTTCCAGTCTGCAATGTTTGCTACTAATGCCATACTCATTTACTAATCTCCCTAAAGAAATAATCTGCGTCCACGATTACGAGTGGCTTAGATCTATTCTGTTTAATAACGACAATCGGCTCACCTTTACCATGTGCACAAGCTTGTTCGTAAAACTTATATACAGCGATACGAGCGTTGTTCTTACATTCTATAGTGAACGGTATCATCTCTCTTGCAGCAGGGCTCAGCTGAATATCTTCTCCACCTGCTCCCATACTTGTACTACGTACGTCATCTAAACTCAGTGCCGGGTGTAGCTTCAGGAGTAGATCTCTTACCCACTGCTGTAGTGCCCTTCCTTTGTTTTTTGCTGATGCTGTTTTCAAGTTTAATTACCTTTCGTTTAGTGATCCAAGCTTTAGGAATATGCATCCTAGCATTAGTCATCTCACCTGATACAGTAGAAGCTAGACAGATACCGTCTTTAGATTCACTGACTAAAAAGCCTACTGTACGCACTGGATGAATATCTACTTTGATATCGTCTTCCCATCCTCCGTCTGACACTGCATCGACCCACTCGATATACACGAGCTGGGCGGTTGCCAAAGTTCGTTTGCTTGTCTTCTTATCCACAACAACTGCCCGTTCTCCAGTACTCGCTCCGAGTTTCCTTCGTACGCTTCGAGTACAGCAAGATACATTTCGTTTTCTGTTTTGCATTCTTCAAGAATCCTCTTCGCTTTAACGTCTCCAATTCCTTTGAGACCGATGATATTGTCAACTCTATCTCCTGTTAGTAACTGTTTGTAAAAGTGTCTGATCGCTTCCTCTTCAGTAACATCGTAAAAGAAATCCTTTACAAAGTTATAGTGATTACCACGAATCATATCTAAATCTTTATCGATAGAACAGATAGAGAACTCTTCAGGATCTAGCTCGTATGCTTTGATTCCTATTGCGTCATCCGCTTCCTGTCCTTCTACTAAAGTAAAGTCCCACTTCGTTAACAAGTATTCTCGTAAAGCATGATAGTGTTTCGGTTTCGGTGCTTTACGGTTCCCTTTGTAGGGAGCTGTCTTAGCTATCTCTGTTCTGTAGTTCTGCTTACCGGTTAAGTATCCGATGAAGCTATCAAACCCATTGAATAGAATTAAGTCCTCAACAAACTCCCTCATCCGAGAGACGGCTAACGCTTCCGAAGTATCCTCAGAAGCGAAGCCAACACGATAGACTAGAATATCAGCGTCTATCAGTGCCTTTCTCACAGAGCCTCTTCTTCCATCTTAGAGACATCCATACCTTGTGGGTTGTACTCAATCAAGTCAGTGATAACAATCTTCTTGATGCTACCTTGCGTATAACGCTGACCGTTTACTGTAGTCTCATACGGTGAGATTGTTGCCAATGCTTTAGAGCCATTCGATACTCGTGTGTACAAAGCTTTACCTTGTTCGTCACGCTTAACTTCAGTACCCTTATCAATCTTAACCCACTCACCTAACTCTTTACCAGTCTTATCATAAGTGTTGATTACGTAACCTGCACTCTTACATGTGATATAGAATCCTTGAGCCGGCTTCTTAGCATCATCACGCTTAGCTTCGATACCGATACGTGCTAGTGCTTGTACTGCATCAGCTGACAAGTTGCACAAGTCGATCTGATACTTACGGCTCTTAGCATTACGCTCATAGTTGTTACACCAGTACACATCACCCTTAATTAAAATCTCTTCTTTAGCCATCTTTACTTCTCCTAATTAGTTTAAACAAAACTCGCTTAACGAGTACATATATTATATCATGAAATCACTGCAGTGTAAAGGGATCTGCAGGTAATTTCTCACTCATAACTTCAAAGGCATCTTCTAACAAGTCTAAGGTGTCTTGGTCTTCCATCTTAGTAGCAATGTAAAGCATACCTTCTTCGTCAATACCTATGCTAAGTACTTCTACAACTCCAGCAGGAAACGTCATGGTCTAAAGTCCGCATCTTTATACGCACGATAGAAGTCTGCTAAGTCATGACTAGGTTTATAGTCTTTAACTTCAAACATTAGTTTGTAAGCTTCACCTAACGACTTAGTAATCTCTTCAGGGTCTTCACCCATGCGTAACATCTCCATCACTACTTGCTTAATACGTGCATCCATCAGTGTGTTTCCTTCCAATTGTTACCTACCTTATACTCACCGCTAAGAGGGCATCTCATGCTAAGCACTTGTCCGGCTTCAGCAATTGCTTCGACACCTAACTTACCGACCTCTTCTGCTCTTCCTTCTTCTACTTCTATCTGCCACTCATCATGCACATTAGCTACGAACTTGTAATCAATCTCCGCTGACTTAAGTTTCTTATCTAACAACACTAATGCTTGCTTCATAACAACTGCACCGGCACCTTGAAGGAGCGTGTTGAGTGCGGAATGTTCCGACCTAACAAGTAACCTACGTCCATCAAGACTTGGTAGCGATCCTTTCTGAGAAAATATCCTAGATACTTTTTCACGTAACGCTCGTAGCTGAGGTGTGTTGCTAAGAAAACTATTGATGAGTTTTTCTCCTTCCTTCGCTGAACCACCAACAATCTTCCCGATCTTGGAACTTCCTGCACCATAGAGGAATGCATATATAAACGTCTTAGCTTGATTCCTCGTTTCCAACCCTGCTGCTTTTTGGTTAGCTGTGTGGATGTCACCTGATACGACCTCATTTGTATACGCATCGTCATTCATATAGTGAGCAAGCATTCGAAGTTCTAAACCTGAAGCATCGATACCTACTAACTTATATCCTTTCTCTACTGTCCACAGTGCTCTACATTCTTCACCATACTCACTACCTGAGTTAGGTACCTGTGCCATGTTAGGGCTCATGTGTGTCATGCGTCCTGTCACAGCTCCGTTTGTTATTACCCTACCGTGTACCCTGCCATCTTTTCCTACAGCTTCTAGCCATGAATCAATCTGACTGATACGCTTCTGTAGCATTAGGTACTCACCGATTAGTTTTGCTTCGGGGATCGTGCTCTCTTTGAGGATTGTTTCGTCAACTTTTGGCTGTCCTGTTTCTGTGTAGACTGTTGGCTTCCATCCTTTTTCAATGAGACGCTCTCCGATTTGTTGTCGACTTCCGGGGTTGAATACTTCGACTGAATCTTTGAGACGCTTTCCCGTTTTCTCTGAGTATCTCTCAGTTGTTTTTGTTGGGAATACACTCTGTAGTTTAGCTTCAATATAGCTAAGCTTACCTTTAAGTTGTGCAAGAAGATAGATAGCTTCTCTTTCATTAAATCTGAAACCGTTTTCTTCTTGCTTGCAGATGATTTTTTGTACCTCGTGTTCAAGTTCAATACTCCTTTTATCAAATCCTTGGTTGTTAAGTTCACTTACTAAATGCTCATATAACTTCTGTGTTACTAACGTATCCTGTATACAGTATGTAATCATCTGTGCTGTGCATCCTGCATCCCAGTCAGAGAATTCAAACTTAGCATACCCTAAACGTTTACCCCATGCATCGAGACTATGGCCTCCCTCTAGGCTTGGACTTAGAAGGCGACTTGCTACGAGCGTATCGTACACGAGGTTCAGGTTCACAGATATCTTCCAAACTTTCTGCAGTACCTTGGCATCGAATGCTATTCCGTTTTGCATTATAATCAAATCGCATTGATCCAAATACTTTTGTAATCCGCTTGCTTCCTTCCATACTTTAACCTCGTTGGTTTCAATGTCTCTTGTAACACAGCACCATATAACATCATGAGTACTATTCGTTTCGATATCAAGTATAATTTTCATACTATTATTATACCATGCTATGTTTAATTAATCCACCTAAATACATCACAACAGCTACAAATTCTACTATGAATAATGCATAGTCTCGCTGTCGTAACCCCGCATAAGTCCACAGTGCTGATCCAATGAATCCAAACCACAGATTCAAAGGATAGATGTTAAGACTTGTTAGTGCTATCCCGATCAGGCATAGGATTGTCCCTGTCCACTTCAGCATCTTGCTTATCCTTCTTTTTAAATATTGCATCCCAGTTACTATCAAACTTCTCTCTGTCTTGTATTGGTCTAGGTGTATCACCTTTACCGTTACCACATGGTCTATGTTTCATTCTTCCCCCTACGTGTCGCTGTTTTGCTGTTTTGAGTACACGTTATTTACCCATTCTTTTAATTCGTTATGTCTTTTAATAAACTGTTCTTTGTTCCCGTAGTACCAACCAACTGATTCAACGTCTTCAAAGTAGGTAAGTAACTGTTCGTAATGAGTATGTCTCAACTTCATTTCTCAATCCAATCACTGTAATAATATCTATGTATAGGTAACAATCCAAGCAACCATGTGCCTACCTGTTCTCGTTCAAGTGTTCGGTACTCAATGACTGGCTCATATCTATCAGCCACATATCGCATCCTCACAAATTCACTGTCTTCAATCCTAGGTATTGCTTTCATCCTTCACTCGCTTTTCTTAGTCTTATGAACAAGTAGTGCAGGTATGCGAACGCTTTGTTTGAATGCCAAGAATGACAATCATCACAACAAGTCCAACCGAGTTTGATTTTTTGTTTCATTTGTATACCCTCACTCCTAAACAAAAGAATCTATAGCTTGTATATCCTAACCTAACTACATTCCAGTATACCGGTGTTCCCTTGAACCAAGGTAGCTTAATAAACTTAACCTTCATTAACTAACTCCACCTCAGTCCAAGCTGCGAAGTGAACAACATCATCACCATCTTTGCAGTAGCTATACATCCCATCAATGTGACCGAACCAATATACCTTATCAGCTTCTGCTTCAGGTGCACCGACTGGTACTCTCGGTTCTTCGTCAATGATTCTAAACTTGTCACCCTTCTTTAAATCATATAGTTTCATTTCTCATTATCCTTAGTATGTCTTTCCCAATAATCCCACACCTGTTCTAGTGGTGTTCTAACTGGCTTGTTCTCGTCTAGCCACTGCTTACACCATTTGATGTGATCATCACGTTGAAGTCTAACCTTATCATGTGATAGCTCAATGTATTCATTGGCAATCATCTCGATGAGTTGTCTTGCAGTTATACATTTAATAAAGTCTGTCATTTATTTCTTGCTTTCTTTTCAAGTTCATTAACTCGCATCATTGCTTGCGTTGCTAAGTTGTGCATGTTTCTGTACTTACTTCTCCACATTTCAATAGCATCAGCAGACTCTTCAAGCAAATCAGCAATCCTATCAGGTTCATTATTCTGAACTGACTTACGATCAGGTACCTGCCTACGTATCTCTGCACGTTTGCGTAACCGTTCTACTAAATCATTAACTTTATAGTCCACGTTCTTAACTTTATAGTCCGGCTTCTTCACTTGGCATCTCCATCATACGTCCTGTGTTACGACTGTACAACAAGCGACAAGCTTTACCAGTCAGTCCACTGAATCGATTCTTAAGTACACGTACATGTGTAGTGTTACGTTCAGTTACATCAGTGTGCTGTCCGTTACGCTCAAGTCCGATAACGATATCGCTTAGCTGTGCAATAGATCCTGATCCACGTAGCTGTGCCAGTGATGTTGCAGCTCCCTCTTCGTGACCCTTATCACTAGGTCTCTTGAGGTGTGACACCACGAACAAACAGATACCGGTCTCTTGTACTAACATGCGAAGCTTAGTCATAATCTCGTCTAAGGCTTTTCTTTCGTCACCTGATTCTTGTGCAGATATAACAATCGAAACGTGATCCAAAAACACGTACTGACAATCAAGTCCTTTTGCCATGAACCGAACCCTGTTAATGATATTATCAATACTGGTACTACCAAAATGGTCAAAAAGATATAGTCTATCAGTACCAAGAGTTTCGTTAAACGCATACTTTCTTTCTTCTTCTGTAGCATCACTGTCAGGTAGATGCAATGGTTTGTTTACAGCTAAGCTCATTAGAGATTGTGCAGTCTTCTTAACTGATTCTTCTAAGAACATTAAGCCAATGTTTTCTTTACTGGTGCACAAGATCTGCCATACAATCTCACGTAAGAACTGAGACTTACCTAAGCCTGATCCTGCAGTCACTGTTACTAGCTCACCTTTACGAATGCCATAGGTTAAATCGTTAATGCCGTTGTACGGGTACATCACATCTGCCTTGGCAACTGGTGCGTTGACCTGCTCCCATAGAGTAGAACCTGCAACGATACCGTCCGGTACGTACTTGTCTGCACTCCACCACTTATCAACAAATAACTTCATCTCATTGTTAGCTAAGTAATCGCATGCGTCCTTAAACTTAGTACCATTGTGGTTGAACACGTGAGCCTTAGCACCGAACAGTTCAGCTACCTGAGTTGCTGCAGTCCTACCTTGCTCATCAGCATCAAAGCAGATAACAATCTTCTCGAAGCTATCGAGGTACTCGTACTGAGCACGGCAATCTTTTACTGCATTACCTGCACCGTTGCGGATCGACACCACTGGGAATCGCGAGCCAGTCATCTGATAGCATGCTAGTGCATCGAACTCACCCTCTACCAATGTGATAGCTTTACCCCCTGCGTTGAACAACTGCTGTCCGAACAGCGTAGCATCACTCCACGCACCGTCTGACTTGAATGTCTTCTCTGTAACACCACGCTTCTTAACAGCTACCAAGCTATTCGTAAGGTTATAGTAAGGAAAGTACACTGTATCAGCAGTACTAACAACACCGAATACTTCAGCAGTAGTCTTAGAGATACCTCTATCGGTATGATGTTGTGCCTTAGCATCCTCAGGAATGCCCTTAAAACTCTCTGTATTCACTTTAAATTCTTTCTTAATAGGTGATCCTACCTGTATACCTAATGCGTCTCTAGGAGGCTGTGTAGTCTTGTTACAGCTGAAGCAATGAGTATGACCATCATCATAAATAGTCAACGCATCACTAGATCCACAGTCTTTGCATGAAACGTGCGTTCGAATTGCTCTAGATTTCTCTTCTAAATCAATCACTTAAGTACCCTTTCCTTTCCTTAACAGTATTAATATATTGTTGTAGTGTTCCATTGTTTCATTGTAACCTTCCAGTGCCTTCTCCGGTGTGTTGTACGTATCCGGATAGATCTCTGAGAAGATCTCTAAAAAGTTAAGCCATGTAGTTAAGTCTTCTTCTAACATAAACGTGCCCACATAATATACTATGCCATCTCTTTAGATTGTTCATGTAACATCTTCTTATGATGATAGTCTGCGATATCCTGTATCACTCTATCCCATCCGTACATCTCAACAAACGACACTAGATCCGACAAAGTGTGGTGATACATACACTGTTCTGCATCCCAGTCATTCTCAAAGACTAACATAATTATTCCTATCTTTATTAGTTATTAATATTAGAGTATCTTTAAAGTATCTACTCATCAGTATACTATAGAGTTAAAAAATACCATAAATAATACTACTTGTCAACATTAAAATCCAAATCATCCAACTCAGATCCCAAATCGTCTTGTTCTTCATCATACAAATCATATCTTTCATAGCTAAGTACTTGTTTATCAATGGTTCCGTAGCACTGGTTGCACATGTCGATGTACTCACCTGTAGTCACATGCTTACGGGTACTCTCAAAATCACTTAGGTTTTTATCACAGCATCTGCATCTCATTCTTTCACCTCTTCAATACAAGACGTTAAATTTCTATGTAAGTAAACGTTATTAT